CGGACCCAGGGTGGCTTCTTTTTGAGAAGTGCATGCGAGGCGACCCGACTGACAATGTTTTTTCAGCGTTTCCTGGAGTCCGTACAAAAGGGACGAAAAGCAAAGTCGGCTTGGCGGAGGCGTACGAGGACCGAACAAAACAAGGTTACAGCTGGAACAACATGATGCTACAACGCTGGACAGATCCAGATGGTGTAGAGCATAGAGTATTAGATGACTACGAGCGCAACAGGACCTTGATTGACTTGACTGCTCAGCCCACAGATGTTAAACTAACAATTGACACTGCCATACGTGAGCAGATCAGTCACAAAGATATAGGGCAGGTGGGAGTGAGATTCATGCAGTTCTGTGGCAAGTATGAACTCAACAAATGTAGCGAAACAGCCGAACAGTTTGGACGCTGGTTAAACGCCACCTATCAAGGAGTGTTGACATGAAAGTGTATGTCACCTTGTGTGTAGCGACCTTGGGCACTGGCATAATATTTTTGTGGTTCATGAATGCCATGGAATCACCCATGATCACCATGCGTTACGATTGCAGACAGTTGATAGGCGGATGGCACCCAGACGTGCCGGTAAAAGTACAACAGATGTGCAAAAAGAAAGGGTATGATGCTGATAGCAAAACCAGTGATTGATAACGAATTTTGGATCCTGCAACGAGATGATAAAAAAATTGGCAACGTAGAAGCCTGTGCTGGCGGATACCAAATCCGTATCAACAATCAAATCACACAGTACAAGACCATCAGCATGTTGGAACGTGATGTTGGTATTAGATTTGAATCCAGTCCTGCCCGTGCACCGGTGGCAACATGTACTGATCGATCAGTACACGGGTATCCCACAGCCAGTCGTGTACACAATCCGGTCTGGGACGTGCCGCATGCGTTACCGCTGTTTACCAAGACAGCCAAAAGCCGTAGCTGGTTCGCAGCCGGTTGGTATCAGGTCAAGAAAGGTCGTAAATGGCGTACTGTACAAGATCCCAAGCTGATCGTGTTGCAACGTTATACCTATCACGGTCCATATCACAACACACAGGAGATTGCCAATGTCTAGCCCATTCCAACAACAGGCCAGTTTCATGCAGGCCTGCGGACAAACTGTCGGCATAGAAAATAGAGATCAGTATGCCTTGTATCTGGATCTCATACGTGAAGAAGTACAAGAACTGGAGGATAGCCAGCATCCGGTAACCGATCTGGATGCCTTGATTGATATCTTGGTGGTCACTATTGGTGCCATACACAGCATGGGAGCCGATGCCGAAGGTGCCTGGAACGAAGTCATGCGCAGCAATTTTGACAAGATCGACGTCAACACCGGTGCTGTGATCAAAAGAGAGGATGGCAAAATACTCAAGCCTGAGGGCTGGGAACCGCCCTGGCTGGATCCATACCTGAATGAGGTGCACAGATGAGTTTGCACATAGAAAGATTTATTGATCGTGTACAGGGCCTGCAGGGCGGTAGAAATACACTTGTGATGACAGCCGACGAAGCACAAGCCTTGGTAGCCGATCTGTCTCGACTGTTGTTGCACATGCAGGAATTGCAGTCAGCTGTTGCTCAACCAGTAGACGAAGTGATCACCGTGCGCATGGACGGCGGCAGTTATTAAACTGGGTATATTACCGCCATAAATACTTGATCATGAGCCGACCCAAGCCAATCGTACTAGCTGAAATAACCAATCGTAACACCTACAAGACCGAACAGGTGTTAGGCAGCGAAGGAGTATGGGCTGTGTTTTATGACAGCAAGCCCATCAACCTCAAAACCAGCAATCTTTTGGTGCAATACCCGGGACCCAAATACAAAAAAGTATCATTCAGCAATCCCGGACATGCCATCAACCTGGCCAAAAAATTGAACTCACAGTTCAAGACCGACAAGTTCACAGTGGTGGTTCTCAAGCAAGGCGACCGAGTTTTTCCTTGACACCATGCGTGTTTACGACACCTTTATATTTTACAACGAACTGGATCTGCTAGAGCTACGCCTGCGTACCTTGTACGATCATGTGGATGTGTTTGTGCTGTGTGAAAGTGATCTTACCCTGACCAATCATGCCAAGCCCTATATCTTTGAACAGCACAAACAAAGATTCGCACCATGGTTGGACAAGATCCGTCATGTCAAATATACCAGTTTGGCCGATCGCAATTACTGGAACAATGCGGATCTACAGCGGGATGCCATCATTGCCGGGCTGGCCGATGCCAACGACGATGACATTGTGATCTACAGCGATGTGGATGAGATTGTGAGACCCAGCAGTGTTGACTATACAAGAACTCAAGACCAAGCCACGGTGTTTGGTTTCCATATGCCCCTGTGCAATTTTAAATTTAATTATGTGCGTGCATCTCCAATACCGGGCCCGTTTGACATCTGGAGCATGGCTGCCAGGGCCAGCTGGATCAGACAGTTCAGTGTACAAGCACTTCGCTATCAACGATCTAACCTGTATAATCTTCCAGCACAAATTGATTATCGAGACCGTACAGGTATGTTGACCCAGGATCAGGTAGTAACTGTGCGTCACGGCGGTTGGCATTTCAGCTACCTGGGCGACCGTGCCTGGCTGACCGACAAGGCACGCAATACAGTGCACCAAGAAGAAAATACTGCTGATCTGGTCCTCAATCTCGATGTAGAGGCCAGCATACGTGAAAAACGATCCTGGAATCGTGACAGCGAATTCCAGTACGAAATAGTCAACATGACCGATTACTTTCCCAGAGCCTGCCTGGACTATCCGCAATGGATCTTGCCCAATTCTGGCGTCGATCCTGAAGAATTTTTATCAAGATTCTGATCATGCGTGACCGTCTGCAACTTACTAAAAAATTAGTGTCTGAGTTGCCCGAGCAGGATCGTATCACTGTGGCCCAGGCTCGTACACAATGGTGGTTTAATATACGCAACACTGGTGGTATGCGCCTGACTGGCCCTGGATACCGAGTGTTCAGCGAAGTGCTGGATATCGAATCCTACGAATACACTATCTCAGATCCGGCCATGTTTGATCAGCGCATGATGCTGGATCTGGACCGCAAAATACAGATGCCCTACTATATCAGTACCACACGCGGCATACCTAAAAAAATCATATTTTTTGGCAGCAAGGAAGCCATGATGGTGGTTTTGTACGGTGATCTCAAACGATGGCTTGACAGTTGCTGAAATATGCTATATAATAAACACTTGGGCCTCTAGCTCATTAGGTTAGAGCAAACGACTCATAATCGTTGGGTGCCGTGTTCGAATCACGGGAGGCCCACCATAAATAGTGTTATAAAAAGATTTTAGATTTTTAGAGTAAGTAAATATATCAAAAGGAGAGTCACAATGACGGTTATCACACATGTCAATCTGGGCAGAGCTATCACCGATGCCGAACTGAACAACGTTATGGATTATCTAAGCAATGCTGTAGCCGAGAACCATATATACGCACCTGCAGAACAGGGAAATTTTCCAGCCATGGCTCTCAGTGTCGATGGACAAACAGCAATCGCAATATGGGACACCGCCGATTCGGCCAATGCTTATATAGCCTTCGTCAATGAAGCTAGTCCTCCACCAGTGCTGGCTCAGGTACAAATCATTTAAGGAATTGATATGACTATTATCACAAATATGAACATGGGCAGGAAATTGTCATTTGCCGAACAGGCCTCTGTGCAAAATCAGTTACTGAATTGTCAGGATCTAGGGGGGCACGGGCAGGCAATAAGTATTCCTGTACTGCAACCCACTCTAGATCCAATTTTTCCACTTAGCGATTGTGTTGTTATGATCTGGGAAACCCAGGATGCAGCCACGGCCTGGGTCACATTCATGAACACATTTGATCCACCACCTGTATCGATCGTGGTGCAAACTGTCTAGCAGTAGCAAAGTATTGTTGTAATTCCTTCGTAGTGAAGGCACTGTGGACGTGGGTTCGATTCCCACCAGATCCACCATAAGAACATTACTATCCGTCACGGTGGCTAGTAGAGCAAGAATCCTGAGCATCGGGTATGCCTGAGGCGTAATACAGGGTAGTGTTCTTTTGATGGGTCTGACCTGGTTTCGACATGGTGAGATAGCGAAAAAGGCAACACAGTAGGCGATGACTGTAAATCAAGCAAAACTCGTAAATGCAAACGCAAATACAGGCGAAGTCGCTGTTTCTGGCAAGAACATCAAGTTCTCTGCACGTACAGTACGAGCCACATCATTTGCAGTTTAATCACTGCATAGGGTAGGAAATACCTCGTAACAGAAACCACCAAAAGGGCCTTCGGGCCCTTTTTTTTATTTGCATCAAGTCTTGATTGATAGTGAATAAATACTGGCAATAAATCTTGTAAGAGACAAGGAGCAAGTATGAATGATGTTCTCAAGATCATTGGCGATCTTGGTTTTCCTGTTGCAGCAGCTTTGGCAGGCGGTTATTTTGTGTACCTGACCATCAAGCTGTTGCTGGCCGGAGTGCTCAGCAGCATCAAAAGCATGGCTGGTATTATCACCAGTCTGGACAACCGAGTAAAAACCATGAATCATGAAGTCTTAAGAGTGGATACATTAGTAAGTTCTGCCCTCGGTCTTAAACCCGATCTTGACAGAATTGCCAGAGCTGACGGAAAAACTGATGCTCGGAGAGACTGATGAAATACTACGATTATGAATGGGATCTATATCCCAATTATTTGAAATTGGACAACGAGTTGGACACAGTTGCATTGGGGTGGAAAGAAGGTGATCTATTCCGTCTTGAAACCTGTTCGGTCACTGGGATCCGGATGATCAAAAAGATTGATCCTGTCGAACGATTCACAAGAGGCTACACATGATGGGAAACCTAGTAGAACTGGTAAACAAGTACGGATTCCCTATCATCATGGCCGTGGGCATGGGCTATGTCATACACTATGTCTGGCGGTGGGCAACTACCGAAGTCAAGCCGGTCATATCAGATGCCAACACCGTGTTGATCGCACTGATTGACCGTATACGCATGTTGGACAACGACCTGATCCGACTGAATCAAAAGGTCAATACGGTTCTGCATCTTCGTGGCAAAAGCATTGAACATGAACGAGTATCAGCCGAAAAGCGCATCAACGCCACTGTACAAGATCAAGAAGCAGCCGGCGGTAGCGACTGATCATTTGCTTGTGGCATGATAGGTGCCGTTCCAGTTGTCTGGTACCCCTTGTTCCATCCGCTCGATCATCTTTTTGTAATATTCCTGTATGTCCACGGTTGGATCTGTACACAATTCTCTAGCCCACTCAAGTGCTCGATTCCAGTTGCCACTTAGATATTCTTTCATGTATTCTTCATGTTTGTGGGTCGCAGTTTGGCCCACGGTATAGATATCCAGCCCAACAGTTTTGCCTTTGACCGCGATGTTATCCAGTTTAATCACTGCAAATGAATCTTTGACCAGATCGGCTGTTCTTGGACCAATGATCAACAGCACACCATAGCTCTTGGTTTGTCCTTCCAGGCGTGCTGCTGTGCTTACTGAATCTCCCAACACATCGTAGCCAAATTTGGTTTTGGCACCGATATTGCCTATCAAGGTCTCGCCGGTGTTGACACCTGCACCCATGCCCACTGGAGGACGCCCACTGGCAATCAAGCCCACATTGAAATCTTCAATGGCCCGGATCATTTCCAGTGCAGTGCGCACAGCAGTTTGGGCATGCTTGTCATCATCCAATGGCGCACCATGTACATGTAGGCTGGCGTCACCAATGAACTTGATCAGTGTACCATCATTGGCCAACACAGGAACACTCAACGCTGTCATGTAGTCATTCATGATCTTGGTCAGGCCTTCTACATCGTCGCCAAAACTTTCGCCCAGCGCAGTAAACCCACGCAGGTCAGTCATGACTATACTGAGCTCTCGACGTTCGCCACCGAGTTTGATCAATTCAGGATTTTTCTGCAAGCGTTCCACAATGGTGGGATTGACATAACTGCCAAACTGTCGTTTGATTGCTAATTTTTGATTTAACTCTGTAATAAATCTAACAATATTGATATGTAGGCCTACTAGAACTACTGCTACGATAGGAATAGTAACATCAATTAGGAACGCATAATGCGTGTAAGCGTATTGCCCACCAAAGTAGAGTAAGACAACTAATAAGATTGGAACAATATAGGATAAATGTTTATTCATTTGTGCTTACATTTGTCTCCGTGATATTGGACGTATATATTTTTAGCACATACCATGCCGCAATGTGGGCATACCAACTTTTCTCGTTTTATACCTGTTATTTTATCTCTTATTTTTTGTTTAGATTCATCTGTGTGTTTTTTTCCGTAAAAACTATTATTCTCTCCGAGATGGGCTTGTCTATTCTTTTCTTTGCATTCTTCGGATTGCCTGGTGCCGTATTGATTGTGTTTTTTGCCTTGCTTTGCGGCTTTTAATTTTATACGATGATTTTCAGATTTAGCAACACCAGTATGTGATAGACTATTTTTCTTACGCTGTTCTGTTGTCCATACTCTGCCAGTTGCTCCTTCGCCGCCATCTGTTCTATTGTGTAATATACCAGTGCCTAGATCTTTACGGCCCCACCAACGTATTAATCGGCGCTCAATGGCCAAGGCACCGACTTCGGTTAGTTTAGTTTCAATAAAAATTATTTTAGATTTATCTTTTGGGACTTTGACGGAATGAGCTTTAGACCAAGCTCTTGCGTCTTTACCTTTACCGATGTAGTAAGGTGTATGGTCTGACTTTCTTATGTAGGCATAGACATAATAGCGTAAATACATTTGCTGTGATTCCTTTACAATCATAGAGCGGGTGGATGTTGATAGCATCGCGACTCGCACTTTTATTTATTACGCTTTTCTTTTTCAAGTCTGGCAATGTGTTGCTTGAGTTGCTCAATCGACATTTCGCCGTTAATAACTTGTTGATAGATATGTGCGGCCATTTTAAACTCATCAGCAGGACTGATTCCGTTGTAATACAACTCAGCAAGGTGCCTTGCTAACATCTCCGGGGCATCGTGATTGATCCAGTTTTCTTCTAAACTTTGATTAGCAGATTCTATTAGATTGATATAATCGCGAAATGTTTTCATAATAATATTTATTACTTTTTACGCCAGTTAGCGAAGAATACAAGCACTAATCCAAGCACTATTATTAGTATAATTTCTGCCGTATCGGCCCAGCCGGGTCGTTGTATGACCACGTGATTGATCATGGTGGCCATGATTCGGGCCTGTAGATCATGTGGCCACACCGCACCAATACTGGTTGGTACCGGATTGGCAATGCCAGCAGCCGTGGGTCCCACTATCACAACTGCACCACCAAAATCTCGGGGTAAATCGGTCAACTTTGCCGAATGACTGTGTTGACTCCAGTCTATCCAGATGCGTCCCAAGTTGTCTGTGGCAACAATTCCAATATCGCCCGGCAGTCGCAGTTTCTCCACACCCAGCTCGTTCATTCGCACCTGGAATGTGCTGTTGCCACTGGCAACACGCAGAGCTTCCAGAGACAGCCCGGGATACAGCCGCCCGTCAACTTGTACCACCAATGGCACACGACGATTTACTCCGTCTATTTCTGGCAAGGTGTTCACGATGCCCACACCAGCCGCTGAATTTTCTATGGCAGGAATATTGGCAATCAGGCCCGGATATGTGATCATCATGTCCAGGTTGTTGGAGCCAATCACGGCCGAGCCCGGCGGGTGTGCAATGTTCTTGCTGTGGTCAGCAGGGAAATCTGGCAACACTACCGGATATTTTTTCAGTGCATGTCCCAGTCGATTGTCGCCTCCAGTACGGTCAGGTTCCGGCATGAGCACATCCAGCACAACTAGACCTGCGTGTCTTGCATATAAATCTTTTATGATTTTGGCATATTCCGCACGCGGCAATGGCCATTGCCCGAGTTGGTCCAGTGCGGCTTCGTCGATGTCGACAGTGTAGATGTTGTTGACTGTGGGCGTCTTGTTGGCGATCAAGGTATCAAAGTATCTTAGTCGCACACTTTCAACAAACACAGGATCTGCTGTTCTTATGCCCACAACTATGGCCAATGTGACCAAGGCTGTCCAGGGGCTAAGTAGGATTTTTTTAAGATATTTCATCTTTTAATCTTGCCTTCCGCCACACCTTTCTGTTGCTTTACCGGTTCCCAATAAAACAAGTGCAGTGGACCTGGATGTTCGGCCAGTTGCCATTTTGGTCCTAATATTTCAGTTACC